AAAGATGGCAAGGAAATCTTCAGCGACATGACACAATCGGAGTGTTTTGATCGTATGGAGGACTTTGCGGTTGAATTTTACCTTACTGGTGAGAACAACCCTGACAATTTTACTATTCAAATGAAGGAGGAAGACAATGACTAATGGATCACACATTCAAGGTCGCCCGAAGAAGTCTCGACAAGGCAATGGAAAGCACTCAAAATACGCTTCCACCTCGCGTAACTCGGCTCGTAAGAGAAAAAGAGGGCAAGGCCGGTGAAGATGAATAAACAAACTAAACTAATGTATGCCTTAGAGCATATCGACCATTTATATGATCTAATTGAAGAGAACGAAGACGAGGAACAATTAAAGGAGCATTTAATTTATCTTGATTCGGAACTTACAAAACAGATGTCCAAAGAACTAAAACGCAAACTAAACCGATGAGCACACTAATTGCAAACCTACCATCTTATGAAGTATGGGTAAGAAAGGAATATTTAACCGATCATAAGAGTGGTCATGGTGAATTTGTGAAAGGAGTCTGGGTATCTGCCAAGTCAATTCCCGGAAGAGCATTTTATTTTGAGACGTATTTACCAGAATATGCTGCAATGTTCGATAAATTACCGATTTCTGCGTTTACAACCGACCCAGAGACCCCAACACCAGACATGACACTGCATAATTTACAGTTTTGGAACTGTATGGACTATGGTGTGGTTGCTGTTCAGAAGCAATTTATCGGTTCAATGCACTATGAAGTGATGACAAGGGATTTTGGAACTCAAACAGGCACATATATTTGTACTTTAGACAATTATCATGAAAGTGTTGACTCAATTGACTACTCAACAAGTGAACAACCAGCTGAACATAAGTCTCATAACCTCCTAGAACTGGATAATGGACAGTTTTGCCTCTATCCAAACAACAGAATGAGGATTTATGACAATAGTATCACTCCTGAGACACCTAAGACACCTGATTTTAAGGTTTCAACCGTGTATTATCAGGTAGAGAACGGTCATGATCGTGACGGATTGGGTTCAGAGGAGAATTATTTCTGGAAAACTGCAAAAGAACGTAAATCTGGCAATGTTGAGATCAATATTGAACCAGAATTAGGTGATATTAACTATGGAGAGATACAACCAGAACCCGGCCGAGAGGCATATCTCACAAAACTTGAGTCTGATGCGAAAAAACGCAAAGCATACGTTAAAAAAAACTTCGATATGATTAATTTAAGTGGTGGTTCTTGGGATATAGAGGTGCCATTAAGGAAAAAAGTACAATAAATAATTTTTTTAGAGTAAAAATGGTCATTAAAGTTGATAAATCAGAGGAATTTAAGAAAACTGGTCGTAAATTGATCAGTGAGTATGATGGACATGAATATTACGATGAAAAAGAGGAAGAAAAACCTCAATTTTTAAATGAAAATTCAACAATTACATGAAAAACGTGAAAAATGCTCATATGGGCACTCATTTATTTGTCGAAGTGTACAATGTACCTTTTGAAAAGTTAAATAATGCTTCTGAAATTGCAAATAAGATGGTAAGTGCAGTTAAATCTGAGGAATATACTCTTCTTAACTGCTTTATTCATCAATTTGAACCTCAAGGAGTTACTGTTAATGTAACACTTGCCGAAAGTCACTTTGCTTTGCATACTTGGCCTGAAAAACAGTGTGTTGCATTCGATATTTTCACTTGTGGTACTAAAAATCCACGTTCATTAGCATGGTGGATCCTTAATTATTTTGATTCTGATGATTATAATATGAACGAGTTGGCAAGATAGGTATAAATAATAAAAAAACTCTAATAAATGGCGGTTAAACGTATATCAAGGTCGTTTAAGGACGTAAATTTGTCTTTTACACCCCATCCTATAACAAAAGATCTTACTGTTTTGCGTAATGATGACGCAATTAAGAGGTCTGTGAGAAATATTGTGCAAACCATACCAACAGAGAGGTTTTTTAACTCCATTTTAGGATCAGATGTGCGTGATTTACTTTTTGATAACTTTATAGACTTTGGTACAGCATCAGCTATTGAAGATCAAATTAAAATATCAATAGAAAATTTTGAACCTAGAGTGGATAATTTAGAAGTGAATGTTGAACCAAGACCTGATCAAAATGAATTTGAGGTGAATGTTATATTTGATATTATTGGTCAAGAGTTCCCAACACAAGACTTTACGTTCATATTACAAGCAACAAGATAATGCCATTTACAAAATTCACCAATTTAGACTTTGATCAGATAAGAGAGCAGATAAAATCTTATCTGAGAGCAAATTCTAACTTTACAGACTTTGATTTTGAAGGGTCAAACTTCTCTGTGTTGATTGATACCCTTGCATATAATACATATATTTCTGCATTTAACTCAAATCTCGTGGTAAATGAGTCATTCCTTGACTCTGCGACATTGAGAGAGAATGTAGTATCACTTGCAAGGAATATAGGATATGTACCACGCTCTAAAACGGCAGCCAGAGCATCAATTAAGTTTCAGGTTGCAACCACTACCAGTAGTCCTACATTAACTCTACAACCCGGTATAGTGTGTGTAGGCACAGAGGACGACACTGATTTTGTATTCTCCATATCTGAGAGTATCACCACAACTGTTAATAATGGTTTTGCTCAATTCGGGACTGTTGAAGATCCAATCAATGTCTTGGAGGGTACATATTTAAGGACTACATTTGTTGTAGATGGATCATTAGAGCAAAGATTCATACTTGATAATTCATCAATCGATACATCGTCGATTGTTGTTTATGTTAAGCATGCAGATGAGGATGGTTTAGGAAAACAATATAAATTAGTTGATAATATTGTGAATGTTACATCAATATCAGAAACTTACCTTATACAAGAGATACAAGATGAAAAGTATGAGATATTATTTGGAGATGGTGTATTTGGAAGAAAATTACAAAATGGAGAACAAATAACAGTTCAATATATTATTACTTCAGGTGAAGATGGAAATGGGCCGGAAGTATTTACATTTGCAGGTAGTTTTGCGGATAAAGATGAAATAACTAAAGATGCGTCTAAAGTGAATGTTGTAGTTCCTACATCCACACCAATCGTAGATACTATTCAACGTGCCTCTAATGGGGGAAATATAGAATCCCTTGATTCAGTAAAATACTTTGCTCCAAGACTTTATTCAGCACAGTATAGAGCAGTTACAGCAAGAGATTATGAATCAATTATACAGACTGTATATCCTAACACAGAAAGTGTATCAGTCGTGGGTGGTGAAGAGTTAGATCCGCCTCAATTTGGTACGGTTTTCATCACAATTAAACCAAAGAATGGTGATTTTGTATCTGATTTTGATAAAACACAAATTCTACAAAAGTTAAAGAATTATTCATTAACTGGAATCAATCAAAAAATTGTAGATCTACAAGTTTTATTTGTTGAGATTGAATCATTTATTTACTACAATTCAACATCTGTTGAAAATGTAAATGATTTAAGGACGAAGATCACTGGAGCATTAACGACTTACTCAAAATCAGGTGATGTAAATAGGTTTGGTGGAAGATTTAAGTATAGTAAAGTATTGAATGTGATTGATAACATAGACCGATCAATAACATCTAATATTACGAGAGTAAAAATACGAAGAAATTTGAATGCCTTGATTAATAAATTTGCTCAATATGAGTTATGTTTTGGTAATCAGTTTAATGTAAAGCCTGGTGGATTAAATATTAAAAGCACAGGATTTAAAATTCAAGGCACAAATGAGACTGTGTATATAACTGATACACCTAACGAAGATCAATTAACTGGTGTCATATCAGTGGTCAGAAAAGATTTAGTAACGGGAACTAATGTCATTGTGGTTAAGTCTGCTGGAACGGTTGATTATATTCATGGGGAGGTTAATCTAACTACGATTAATATAACGGAAACTGAGAAACCAAATAATGTTGTTGAGGTGCAAGCATTCCCAGAATCAAATGATGTCATAGGTTTGCAGGATTTATACTTAGATTTTAACATCCCCAGTAGTTCCATAAATATGGTGAAAGACACTATTACATCTGGTGAACAAATTTCTGGTGTTGGTTATAAAGTAACATCATCCTACTCTAACGGAGAACTAAACAGG